GCACTAAACAGATTTTCACGTCTGATTGATTCAATCAAGTGCTTATCAATGATTTCAAACTCATTCAAAGCTAAATCGTATTGGTGAAGCTTAATATTCGCTTGAAGCACTTCAAGACGGCTTGTTTTCATCTTCAAGTTATACAATCTCATCAAGTCATTTTCTACTTTTGTAAAATCCTTGCTAGTTACTTTCTGACCACGTTTTCTCAATTGGTTGGCTCGTTCGACTAACTGTCTAGCTTTAAACTCAACATTTGTCATGTCAAGCTTATCCGCACGCTGTTTAGCTTCCAGCTTCGTGATTCCTTCGTTATCAGCATATTTTTGCCAAAAGCTATCGATTTCTTTTTGAATATTGTTAGCGTGTTGTTGGTAGACTCCATAAAGCTGGAAAGCAACTCTCTTATCCGCTAGTTCCCTAGCCTTTTCTTCCGAACGGTATCTATCTTCCCAATACTTACTGTCCAACATCAGCTACAACCTTCTTACTCTCATCTATTTCAGCGTCCGAGTAGATTTTTTGTTTTTCCATACGAGTCTCAAGGTCGCCCATAGCTTCCTCTTCACGCTCCATTCTTCGGATTTCTTTTTGCGGATCATCAACGATAGATAAAACAGATAGCTTAGTTTCCTCTGATACTTGCCCAGATAACTGTCCGACGATTTGAGCTTCTTCAAGAATGTTTCTAGGTACATTTCTAGTAAACGTGTATGACAAGTTTGTCCATGCGTCCTCGTATACGGTCGTCAATGGAACACTGAAAACGATTCTATACAATCTGTTGAATGCAGATTGTAATTTTCTGTCTTTCATTCTAGCGAGGTTGTCCATCGCTTGTAATTTGAAAGCTAGAGCCGTTCCAGACGAGTTCCCAAACTCAGACTCAGACATATTCGCCACCATTGAGATAGCAAAGATTGACTCTTTTAATAAACTAATTAAGTTTTCTTGAGTTGTATCTGAACTTGGCTTTTCAAGGAAAGCAACTTCTGGTAATGGACCGTCTCCATTTTTCCAAAGGTTGAAAATTCTATTCTCTCTAATTTGACTTGCGTCTTCTTCTTGTAATTCGACTCCTAACACTTTCATATAAGCGTCCGCAAAGTAGTCTACATCGTTCGCTTTTTCGCTTGCTGCTTTATTTAAAGCATTAATCAATGTTTTCACACTCTCGAAAATACATTGTCGCTCTTCATTTTCAATCAATTCAACTACTGGGATTGAGTTGTAAATGTGTTGAGTGCGTTCACCGAACCTTACCGCCCCACCAGTCGAAAAAGTAGCGTCAATCAATTCATCGTTTGTGATAACTTGACCGACTCCTGTTTGATTATTCTCATTAAACGTATATCTTACAGCGAATATAGGGCGTTCTTCAATGCTGTTATCATGGACAATAAACATATTAATCGGACTATTGTATGTCGCTCTAGTTCGCTTATATTCATCTTGATACACATAAATAAAAGCATGACCGAACACGCTTGACATTTTCGCAAGCTCGAACTCTGAGTCTTCCATGTCATTGATTTTACGGAAACTTGAGACAAACTCATTTACGTTCTCGTCCTCATGTTTGATTTTAACTGGAACACCAATTTGATAGCCTGTAAACGTATCGACAATGTACTTCGCATAATTAAACACCAATCTATTGTCGGGTTTCCAGCTATCTTTTTTTGCCATTTTCAAAACTTCGTGCTGAGAGAGATACATATCCTCGCTTTCAACATAATTCTTAACTAGCTTACTCATGTGAAGCCTAATCGCTTCAGTAACGACTTCTTCAGTCACTACATCGCTTGTTGTCGTTATAACTTTTCGCTTATTAACAAAAACTTTTGCCAAGTTTTAAAATCCTCCTTTTAGCATTTTGATTTTACTTCCTATACCAGAACGTTGTGAGTAAATCGCATAACGCACCGCGTCTAGCACGTCATCATTCTCTTTTACTGGTTCGCCTGTCTTTTCATTCCAGATGTACTGGTAAATTTCATCCTTGAACTTGCTGACCTTGTTTGAAACAACAAAAAAACGCCCAGCTTTCATCAGCTTAGCGACTTCTTCAATACCAGATAAAACCGATTTATTTGCGTTAAATGTTCTTAATCTCTCTCTTTGAAATCTAGCAACGTGCTCAGGCCTTGCGCTATCTGCCCAGAAAGTAATATCTCCGTAGCGTTCCTTGATGTTCTTAGCAACATCAACCCAAAAGTCTATCTCTTTGTACTGATGAGCATGTTCTTCTAGCAGGTAAACGTCACCCTTTGGCGTTTCTCCGATAACAACGATAGATCCATAGTGGTCATAGCCCCAGTCAACGCCAGCGTATATCTTAGTAATATTTTCTGGTACGTCATCCACAAACATACTCTCACTGAAATCACGATAAACAACGCCCTCGCCAGTCACCCACATTCCTAGGATATCTCTATCATAAAACACGCCTTCTGGAGTAGCATTCTTGATATTGTTGCGATATCTTTCAGACATGAACGTGTTATCATCCAGCTTGAAATGAAAGTCTATAATCATATCGTCACCGGAGTTTATGTAATCACGTCTGAGCCAGTGTGTAGGAATGTCGGGGTTACTATCCCAAACAATCCTTGCTCCCTCTCCAGAACAACGTGAGATGATTTCTTTGAACACTTGTTCGTTTGCAAGTGATGCCTCGTTTATGTAAGCTCCAAATGCAGTGAACCCTCTAGCTCGTTTTAAGCCAGAGATTGAACCAGTGTATACTTGAATTACCTTAACTCCACAAAGAGTAAACGCTCCGTGTTTATCGTACTTCGGTTCGATGCTGAACATGTTATATAGTTCTTGAATGATGTTATTTTGTATCGACGTTGAAGATGTCCCAGCTAAGATGTACATCGGTTCATCAATGTTTAATCTATCTGCCGTCTCTCTCACTCGTGCGATCTCGTTCATGAAAACTATGTTATTTAGAACAGTTTTACCCGACCGCTTTGCACCATGCAGGCCACAAATAAAGAAATCATCATTCAATACTCGCTTAAGTACTTGCTCTTGTTTAGGGGTGAATTTATTCGTCATTAAAAGCACCTCTTAAAGCCTTGGCGAAATCTATCAGTTTGTCATCTTGTTCGCTATCTCCTTCAATTTGTGATTGGAGTTTCTCGATTTCAAGTTTCAGTTTCTTATCTGCTAACTCTAAATCATTAAAGGACATATTGTTCATACCTTCTAGCGATGCAAGAAAAGCATTGGAATTAGCTTGCCTTACTCCTTCACTCTCTATACTCGCTTTAGCTTTGTTCTTGAGCCACTCATATTCATTGAACGCTTGCTCCCTAGACCACAGCGCCATATTTGAGAATTGTTTTAATAGTTCTCGATACCTTTGTAAAACCTTAGTGTTTTGGAGCAATACAGAGGCATTACTATCAACAGCGCTATCTTTCCACTTTTCGGAACTAGGAAAAGCTTTTCTATACGCTTGCCTTTGAGATTGTCCAGCGACTAGTTGTTGGACAAATATTTCTTGTTTTGTTGTTAACTTACTCACCCACTGAACCACCTCGCTTTTGTTATGTATAGTAAAATACCCCTTATACCGATATATAAGGGGTAAGTATCGACACTAGCATGCATTACTGGTCGACCAATTTTATTGTTAAGGTATACTCCTTAGATATATACCGCAATCAAAACCTAATAAAAACCCCTCGAGCTGGAGGCTCGAAGGGAAAAAATAAAGGAGTTTAAACCATGAGAAAAAAGAATGTCTTTTTCTACATCTTTCCACATGATAACTATATCATAGAATCTTTAGTATTGTTTGGTACAGAAACACCTTTTTTAGTACAGATTAAATCTATTTTTTTAATAGCTTCATCATGAAGAATAAATAGTGTTGTTTTAGAAATTTTCAATTCTTCAGCGATTTCATCCCAGCCTTTAGAAGAAATATATTTCATCCAAATGATTGTTCGTTCTCTAGAATTATCTAATTGTTCAATTGCTTTGATTAGTTCATATTTTAAATCAATCAATTTATCTACTTGTTCATTGATATAATCATTCAAATTGATGATTTTAACGTATGCATCGTCTTTTAAACTTACTTTTGATTCTTGAACATTTATTTCTTTTAGAGACGGAGATTTCAAGAACGAATTATTCAACCGGTCTAACTCTTCCATTTTTGATTTTACTTCCAAATCGATTAAACGTATTTGCTTTAATTGATGTTTAATGCCCATTCTTCACATCCTCTCTAATCCTTTTGACTAGCGTTGGCCCAAAGTCTTCAGTATCTGATAAATAATCAAAATATTGACTGAAAAAGAACCGCTCGCAGTCCATTTTCATATTCCATGCGTGTTGATGATATATTTTCTTGAAATGTGTTTCTCTCAAATTCCAATTTGAATCCACTACACCTTTTGAAAATAAGCGCCTTAACGCTATCTTGTAATCTTCAACCGCTCTTTCTATGATTCCGGCACGTAATCCGTAATACCCTCTATCGTCCATTATTCACCTCACAATAGAGCTTCTAATTTATCAATTTGAAATCCTGCCCACGCTTTTGACTTATCGCTTAGTTCATCATCAATAGCAACGACTGGAAGAGCTTGCCAGCCATAATGTCTCAGTAGCTCCAACGCTCCTGAATTCGCTTCGATGTCTACTGCTTCAAAAGGAATTTTATTCTGAGTCAGCCATAACTTCGTCATCTCGCATTTTATACATCTAGGTTTAGAATAAACTGTTAACATCAACTAAATCCTCCTTTTCTTTTATCTTTCATTTTTCTCTTTATATCGTCTAACCCGTCTATAAAAACAATGTTCATAATCAAGGCTAAGTTAATCGATAATGTTATCAAAAACGGCAATAACACAAACTGCCATGTAAAGTCAACGCCTAGCAATTTTGCGCTTGCTAGTATACCACTAATACAAAAACCAATTATCAAGGCTCTCAAACTTTTTTCCACATTTGCTCCTCCAAATCAAAAATTTGTTGTAAAACATCATCTCGTGCTTCTTCACTTAAACCACCTATCACATCGTTTGTAATTGGTGTACTGTAATCGATATCCCACTTACCATTTTCATCAAACCTTATTACTGCGACTTCAATAAAAAATTTAATGTAATTAAGTTCGACAATGCTCGCGCCGTATCCGTTTGGAAATTTGTAAATTGTTTGTGGATATCCTATATCGTTTTGCACTTCGATGTAATCTTTGAATTTGTCACTGTACGTTAAATCCATCACTGCACCTCACAATCCACAAACAATTCTTTGATTTCATCACCAAATAGTTTAATTGCATGTTCGGCATCAAATTGATTTTTAAAACAACCAAAATATGAAAAGGAATTAAATTCGAATGTCCACATAGCGTTCATTCCTTCTTCATTCTTAGCAATAACCCATT